GATGACCGAGGTCAAGTGTTTCACTTCCCTGCGTGGAAAGATGGTAAGCCATTAGCACCGGGCGTTGACCCAAAAGATTTAGAAGCACAACGAGTTGCGATGGGTCCAACAAGATTCGCTGTAGAATATTTAGCAGAGTTTGTAGATGATGGTGTATTATTTTTCAGTACAGATTTAGTAAGACGTAGTATGCGAGACTACCGACAATCAGAGTACGGAGAAGTACAAGGTGAATATTATATGGGAGTTGACTGGGGTAAACAAAACTCGTCAACCGTAGTAACTATAATTAAGAAAAGTAAAACCGGTCCACATCAAGTTGTACTTATCAAAGAGTATCGTCAGATGTCTTATGATCAAGTTATAGGTCATGTCATGACGTATGCAGAAAGATTCAGAATCAGAAAGTGTTTAGCAGATACTGGTAGTGGTCTAGCACAGATTGATCAGCTGAAAGCTATGGGACTTAGAATACAAGGATTCAATTTTACAGTCGGAAGCAAAGTAGATTTATTTTCAAACCTAAGATTAATGATGGAGACAGGAAGTATTGAGTTGCCACACGTAGAAAAATTAAAAGCACAACTAATATCATTTACACAGGAAACCTCTCCAACTGGTAAGATGTTATTACACGCACCTTCGGGAATGCATGATGACTATGTAGATTCACTAGCATTAGCTGCGTATAATCTCAAAAGAGGGGCGTTTAGTAGCTTTTTTGCCCGTCCAGTTAAAAAGATTTAATAATGAAGAGGTATTTAATAACTATATTCATATTCAATGGCATCAATCGCTGAACGTTTCAAAAACTTATTTGTACAAGAAGCCGGTAAAGGTAAAGTATCCGCAGTCAGAGGTTTCTTCAGCAGCTATGGACAAGACTATGCACTTACTAAAAACTACGCTACTTACGAAAGAATATATAAGGAAGTTCCATTGGTCCAGGCAGCAATCAACTATACATCAGACCTTACAGTTGGTGTGGGCTACGAACTTATTAGTGAAGACCCAAGAGAGAAACAAAAAGTATCTGAGTTTTTAGACTCAGTTAATTTTCACGTATTAGCACATCAAATCGCAAAACAATTATTAGTATACGGTAATTCATTCGTTGAATTAATCCGTGTGGGTGACCAATTAGTAGATATCAAAATGTTACACCCAAAAACTATGTCAGTGGAATTGTCGAAAGACGGAACGGGAGAGGTTGTAGGCTATAAACAAAAAGTATCAGTATCAAATTCAATTGACTTTACTCCTAATGAGATTGCTCATTTTTATATGAATGTGGTTGATGACTCGGCTGTAGGCACATCTGCTATCGAATGTATTAGAAGTGTTCTAGGTATTAAGTTACAAATGGAACAAGATTTAAAATTAATTTCTCATAGATATGCAGCACCTCAGGTTCACTACAAATTAGGTAGTAGTGACGAACCGGCAACCCTATCACAAATAGACGACTTTGAAAATCAATTGAACGATCATAATCCAGAAATGGATTTAATAACAAACTATAACATCAACGCAGATGTATTACGACCTCTCGGTACTAAGATCGGTGTCGAAGAATTTATGAAGCACATTGAACAACAAGTAGTCGCAGGATTACAAGTGCCTGAAGTAGCATTAGGTCTAGGACAAAACATTACCGAAGCTACAGCTAAAGTTCAAGTAGCAATTTTTGATAGACGTGTTAAATCAATCCAAGAAGTTCTTACCGCACAAATTAACACAAAGATTATTGACCAAATAACAAGCAGACCTGGAATGGTTGTTTGTGAATTTGGTGAGTTCAGCAAAGAAGATGAAGATGTCAAAGTAAATAGATTACTTAGACTAAAAGCAGCTGGAGTAGTTAATGCTCAATACGTAGCACAACATTTGGGAATTGATCCTAAATTTATTCCTGATGAGGTAGACCCAAAAGGCGTAAGCCAAGATATAAAAGGTCTAGACGATTCAAAGACTAACGTATCTCCAAGAAAACAACCTTTGAAAGAAGGTTTCTATTATGTGAATAAAGATGGCGAGTTGGAGGCACAATGGTAGTACCGTTTAAGATTGTAAGAAATCCTTACGACAGAAACAAGTATCAACCAGTATATGCCGGGGACGATGCCGATGTATTATTCAAGACTTCACATACAGCGAGATTACAACCAGTTGGATTAGGAGAACCTGGAAAAACAGATGGACAACAATGGGTCAATAACAAATTCTCTACAAAACAAAATAACACTAATCAAACTTATACTATTGTTAATGCTTTAGACTTAGGTCAAAAGCCAGAGAGTTCTAGAATAAATACTCGAAGAAGTATGTACAATTATTAAAATGGACAGCACAGAAAAACATCACGCACTCAAACTTATCTACGACCACTTAAAAAATACAAACCCGATCTATGAAGGTTGGCAGTTTGGAAAACCAGAAGGTCTTAATTATTACATGGAAATAAGCATTGATAATAAAACATATAGATTCCGTGGAACTAACATCGATCCCGATGATAAAAGATTACCTACAATAGATGCAGACATTGAAGCTATTTTAGAAACAATGTCTGTACCTTCTGATATTAAAAAAATTCTAAGAGACGATGGCGACACAGGCTGTTAAGAATTACACTTTTAAATAACAAAACCCATACCTTTTTATGCCAGTCGATTTTGACCGTTGCGTAGCAGATGTAACTAAACAGCAGATTAAGAAAGGTAAGTCAGCGAAAGCTGCACGTTCTAGTGCGTTTGGTATTTGTACCGCACAATTCAAGAAAGCTGGTAAAAGGTATAAAGAAATGGAAAATACGAAATTAAATTTCGTTGTACCTATTGTCGAACTATTACAACAGAAAGATGATGATAAACTCGATAATGTTATGCGGATCGAGGGTGTAGCAATCGAAGAAACTACTTCCCGTAACAACGTTACATATAAAGTAGATGAACTCGAAATGGCTGCAGACACGCTAGTTGGAGCACCTCTTCTGAAAGATCACAACAACACAGTTGATGGGATTGTAGGAAAAGTAACAGAAGCTTACATGGACGGAAAGCAATTGAAGTTCAAAGCAGAAGTTATGGACGATAGCATGAAAGAGAAAATCAGAAATGGTTTAATCAAAAATGTTTCTGTAGGTTCCAAATTAAAGGAACTACAAAAAGTAGTAGAAGATGAAGTTACTAAATTCGTAGCTAGAGGAATTGAGTTCTTAGAATTATCCTTGGTAGCAGTACCAGGTGTGAAGGGAGCAACATTCTCTCAATCAGTTACGGAAGCCTTCGATGCATTCGAAGTAGAGGAACGAAATAAAATGGAAAATAAATTAAAAGCAATAGAAGAAAAATTGGCTTTACTTTTAGCTAAAGAATCAGAAGAAGAAGTTCTTGAAGAAGAACCTGAAGCTGAACCTGAAGCAGAAGCAGAAGCTGAAGACAACTCAGAAGAATTGGAAGAAAAATTTTCAGCAGTTAACAAAGAAATGTCTGAATTAAAAACAGCATTACTTGAAGTAACTAAAGAATTAGTTTCCAGAAAATCTGTAGTTTCAGAAAATACAAACGTTGGTCCAGAATACGCTAAAGGAGACTTAGTTTCCGAAAGAGGTAATTACTGGCAAGAATGGGATATGTCCTACTGGAAGGAAAAACACCCATTAGCAAAATTAAATTAGATAAAAAATGGCAAGTTCACAAATGATAAATATGCCTGGAACAACCTTCCACGCTGTAGCGTCAGGTGCAGTTACTGCTGGTGACTTATTAAAGTCAGCATCAGGAGACGACAAAATGACAGCTATCAGCCAAGCAGGTTATGTACCAGCAGAAGTAAAAGTATCAACTGCAACAAACGCAGATGATTTGATAATAGTGGGAATCGCCCTTACAGACGCAGCAGACGGAGAAACATTATCCGTTGCAACTTCCGGAGTATTCATTTTGGAATCAGGTGCAGCAGTTACAGCTGGGCACGTAGTAGCATCAGAAACTACAGCTCAAAAAGTTGAAGACTCAACCTTATTCACAAAGGTAATCGGAACAGCATTAACAGGTGCATCAGCAGCAGACAAATACGTGTTAGTGAAATTAAATCTATAGGAGAGTAAAGGAAAATGAATAAATATATTAAGGAAAGTGGAATTTTATCCACAGGCAGTACATCTACAGGTTCTAACGTTTTAGCTCCTACAATGGTGTATAGAACTCTTCAAGAAGCAGTTCGAAAACAATTAGTATTCAGACCATTGGCAGCTTTATTGATCGGTCCAGGAGAAATCCCAGGTCCAGCAGTAAAAGTGTCACTACAAGATCCAGACTCAATGTCTGTTCACAATGTAGCAGAAGGTGCTGAATTACCATACGGACAAGAAACATACAGTCAAATAACTATTACTCCGGCAAAATACGGTGTCGCAATCGGTATTACAAGAGAAATGGTTGAGGATTCAATGTTCTCAGTTATGGAAAAAAATGCACAAACAGCTGGTTACGCATTAGCTGACAAAGAAGATCAATTAGTTGTTACAACTTTAGAAGCAGGTTCAACTGCTGCAAGTCACGACAACCAATATAGTACTTCAATGACATTAGCTGAAATCACAACTAGTATGGCATTATTAGAAGCAGATGGTTACACACCTACTGATTTAATCGTAGGTACAACAGTAGCTTCTGATATCAGAAACTTAGCTAGTTTAAACACAGCTAACTTGAGTATCACTTCAGGTGATATTGCAAACATTCGATTGATTGGTAACATCTTCGGTATGAACGTAATCGTTTCAAGAAACTTATCAAATGCAACAGACGCATTTGTAATTGACAGAAACCACGCATTCGCAATCGCAGAAAAGAGACCAGTTACAATGGAAAGATTTGATGACTTCATGAGAGATACACATAATATGGTAGCTACCATGAGAATCGCAGCTCGATATTTGAGAGGCGAAGCAATCTCAAAACTTTACATATAAATAAGGTAGGGGCTTAGACCCCTCCTTTTTTTTTAATAATACTTATAAACTTCTAACAACTTAATTTATACATTATCAGTCATGGCTATCAGCAATCAGTACGGAGACAGAGAATATAAAAAATTCATAGAATCAACGTCCGTAGCTGGGCAAATCGGAGTCGTAGTTCTAAACCCAGATGGTAGTAATATTTCTGGTGGAGGAGGAGGCGGCGGTGGTAGCACAACTCAATATGCAGATGGTACAGCTGTAGCAGGTGGTCAAGTTGGTATTGTCAATATGGCTTCTGACGGAAGCAACTTACAATTCTTATCTTCAAATTCTTCAGGTGAATTAAACCTAAATAATATCGGTGGTACAATATCATTACCAACAGGAGCTGCTACCGAATCAACACTTAACTCTGCGTTAACAAAATTAACAGACATTGAAACAAACACTGACGCATTAGCAACTGTAACAAAAACAACTGTAGGTTCTGACACAGGACTTGACGTAAATGTTATTAGCGGTATAAATGTAGAAGTAGATTTAGACGCAGCAGATGACAGTGTTCTTGTATATGGTTTTGACGGATCATCAAATCAAAAGATAACAACTGATGCTAACGGTCATTTACAAGTAGATGTATTAAGTTCAGCATTACCAAGCGGAGCAGCAACAGAAGCTACACTAGCAAACTTAGATACAACTGCTACAGCTATACTAGCAGATACCGCAGCAATTGATACTTCAACCGCAAGCGTAGATACAAAATTAACAACTACCAATTCTAAATTAACAGACATCGAGACTAATACAGATAGCTTAGCAGTAGTCGGCGGAGGAACAGAAGCCACCGCAGTAAGAGTTACTTTAGCTAATGATTCTACTGGATTATTATCAGTAGATGACAATGGCGGCAGTTTAACAGTTGACAATGCAGGATTAACAGAACTAGCAGCTGCGATTAACTCAAGTAAAGTAGATGTAAACATTTCTTCAGACGGAGCAGGATTAGCAACACAAACAACTCTTGCAGCTGTAGAGACAGACACAGGAAGCATTGATACTAAACTTACAACAACTAATTCTAAATTAACAGATATAGAAACCAATACAGATTCTTTAGCAGGACTTACAAAAACAACAGTTAGTTCAGATACTGGTTTAGATGTTAACATTATTGGAGGAGTTGCTTTAGATGTAAACTTATCCAATGCAAATGATGATGTATTAATATACGGATTCGATGGAAGTTCTAATCAAAAAATTAAAACTGATTCTTCAGGTAATTTACAAGTAGATATAGTGGCAGATGCAGCAGGTTTAGCAACTCAAGCTACCTTAGCAAATTTAGATACTACAGCTACAGCAATTCTTGCAGATACAGCTGCTATCGACACATCTACAGCATCTATTGATACTAAATTAACAACAACCAACAGCAAGCTTACAGACATAGAAACTAATACAAATTATGGAGCAGTCGTAGGTGGCGGTGTTGAAGCTACAGCATTAAGAGTAACACTAGCAAACGATTCAACAGGTGTATTATCGGTAGACGATAATGGCGGTTCCCTGACTGTTGATAACGCAGGACTTACTGAATTAGCAGCAGCAATCAATTCAAATAAAGTAGATGTTAACATATCATCTGATGGTGCTGGTTTAGCTACTCAAACAACTTTAGCTGCAGTTGAAACTGACACTGGAAGTATAGATACAAAACTTACAACTACAAACTCAAAACTTACTGATATAGAAACTAACACAGACTTTGGAGCAACAACAGGTGGTGGAACAGAATCAGGAGCATTAAGAGTTACCTTAGCTAACAACTCAACAGGACTACTAAGTGTAGATGATAACGGTGGTAGTTTAACTGTTGATGATGGAGGAGGAAGTTTAACAATAGATGGTGCGGTTACAGCAACAGTTACAAGACAAGCATCAATTCAACAATCACAAGCTCAAGGTACAGGTAATATAGCTTTAGCTGTTGCAACAGGTGCATTAATTAAGATCTTATCAGTAAATACAAAATTCGGAGCAGTACCAACAGCTAATAACTTAGATATGACAATTGTAGATTTAGGTAATCCGGTTTTTAATACAATAATATTTTCAGCAAATCCGGGAACATTAGGTATTACAGATATAAGTTATATACCTGATGGCGAAGTTATTATTGGTCCAGCTCAAGAATTTCATGTAACATTCACAAATGCTGCTTCAACACAGTTTGGAGTAACAATCACTTACGAAATAATAAATTAAGATGGCAAATTTCCCAAGATATGACGGGCGTCTATACATAGATGCTTATGAAGCAGAGCTAGTCAGAAATTTAAGTGTTGGTGGAACTTTTACTTTAACTGGTGCAGCTACACTTAATTCAACTCTTAGAGCAACCGGTGCTGTAACTTTTACTAACACATTAGGAGTTACAGGTGCTACTACCTTAAGTTCTACTTTGGGAGTTACTGGAGCTACAACACTAAGTTCAACATTAGCAGCAGGAGCTACAACGATTACAGGATTACTTGACGGTGTAGGTAATATTACTAGAACTGGTGATATGACTTTAACAAATACTACAACCGGAGCAGGTGGAATAACTGTAACTTCATCAGATGCTGCTGGAGATTCCAAAATAGATTTAACAACAGCTGGTGGAACTTTCCAAATATTTCAAAATCAAGACGGTAATACAACTATAAGTAATGCTGGTTCAATGACCATTGGGCATTCAGGAAGTTTAAGTACAACTACATTATGGTTAGGGGCATCAACAAATACAACTAGTGTAAGAGCACTAGAATTATCCACTACTGGTCAAAGTGGTACAAATGTAACTGCAGGAACTGTTAAAGTAAATCCAAATGCTGCCAATGTTGATTTTTCAGTTAGTGGAGATACAGTAGCAGATTTAATTAGCGTAGATGCAGGTAACGACACATTCACACTTAAAGCACAATCACTTCCATCAACACCTTCAACAGGAACATTAGCAATAGACTCAGGAGCTTCAAACACATTAAAATTCTACAATGGTAGTGCTTGGGTAGATACTGCAGGGGGAGCTGGAACATCTTGGCAAACCACTGCAAAGACATCAAACTTTACAGCAGTAGCAGGAGAAGGATACTTCGTAAACACTAACGGAGGAGCAGTAACCATGACTTTACCAGCTTCACCAAGTGGAGGAGACGAAGTTAAAGTAGTTGATTACGGTGGAGATTTTAATACTAATAATTTAACAATAACATCTGCTTCAGAAAAAATTAGAGGAACTACTGATGATTATCTTGCTTCATTAGATAGAGAAGGAATAAGTTTAGTATACAGTGATTCAACACAAGGCTGGCAAGTATTCTCATATGCTAAAGAAGAAGCTATTGCTGCAGCACCAGGTCTTTTTGTAGTTGCAACAGGAGGAACAGAAACAACAGATGGAGATTATAAAGTTCACACATTTAATTCATCAGGTAATTTTCAAATCACAAATGCAGGAGATCCTGCAGGTTCAAACACATTCGACGTATTAGTAGTCGGTGGTGGTGGCGGTGGAGCTGCCGGTATTCAAGCTCAAACCAACGGAGGAGGTGGAGGAGCTGGAGGAATCACATATAAAACTGATGTTAGTGCTTCAGCTGTAACTTGGGTAGCAACAGTAGGAGCTGGTGGTGCTGGAGGATCAGGCGGTTCAGGATCAGTAGGAAATGATTCAACTTTCGCTTATGGTGGGACTACTTACACTGGTAATGGTGGTGGATTAGGAGCTACAGGTAATAGTGTAGCTGGAGGAACAGGAGGTTCTGGTGGTGGCGGAGCTGGTGGAGGTAACAATGGTGCAGCAGGAGCTAGCAATGGTAGTAACATGTTAGCAGCTAACAACGCATGTGTTAGATATTACACACTTGATCAATCTTCAGGAAACTTCACAGATGCTACAGGTAATAATGATGCAGTTGCAACTGGTTCAATAACTTATTCAGCAACAGGTGTAGGTAACTTAGGAACAGCTGTAGAAGTTAACGGTTCAGGAAACGGAGAAGGAGAAACATCATATAATCTTACTAATACTAATCAAGTTCATAGTACATATCAATGGGTAAAAGCAGATACAACAGGTAATTGGAGAAGAATCTGGTCAACTAATGTTTTCGCATTTCAACAAGGAGGTTCATCACCTTATACAGATAAATGGAGATTCCAAAGTTATCAAGGTGGTAGTACAATGGACGCATACGGTGGAACAGTTACTAGTAATTGGACTTGCTTAGTTACAACTAGCGATGGTTCAACCGGAACAGTTTATCAAGATGGTACTTCTGTAGGTACAGGTAGTATCAGTGCAATATCTGCAGGTGGAGTACAAAATATTCATCTTTTACAAAGAGACACAGGTGGAGAACAATTTTCAGGTAGATTAGATGAATGGGCATTATTTGATAATTATACATTATCCGCAACTGAAGTTACAAATTTATACAACGGAGGTAAACCAATTCAATACACAAGTAGGTATCCTTTCCATGCTCCTACAAACCAAGGTAATGCCGGAGGAGCAGGCTTTCAAGCACCTAATTATACTGGTGGAGGTGGAGGTGGAGCAGGTCCTCAAGCAGCCTCTGTAGGTAATGGAGGAGGAGACGGATTTGGAGGAATTGGAGCAACTATCGATATCACTGGTTCAAACGTACAATACGGAGGAGGAGGAGCTGGTAATGGTAACGCTGGAGCACCAGGTAATGGTGGAGCAGGCGGTGGAGGAGATGCCGTAGCAAGTCAACCAGGAGATCCAGGTACAGCTAACACCGGAGGTGGTGGAGGTGGTGGTTACAACACAGGTAACTTACCAGGAGGAGCCGGAGGTTCAGGAGTAATAATCGTGAGGTATAAATTCCAATAATGGCATATTTTTGTGAGATCGCAATGGATCAAGGTAGAGAAGGATTAGTACTTAGGGTACATAAAATCGCTGATGAAGATTGTTTAGACGGAGAAGGTAATGAATCAGAATCCGTTGGAGCAGCTTTCTGTAATTCAATTTGGGGTGGAACTTGGAAACAATGTTCTTATAATAAAAGAATTAGAACTCATTTCCCTAGCCCAGGTTTTACTTATGACGAGGGAAGAGATGCATTTATACCACCACAACCATACCCATCGTGGACATTAAATAATTCTTCTTTAATATGGGAAGCACCAGTAGCTTTACCAGCTGATGCTAGTATGAGTAATACTTATACTTGGAACGAAGAGTCCAAATCATGGACACAATAAAACAATACTTTTAAATAGAAGTAAAGCATTTAAAAGTTATGTCGTTAGCTGAACTTTTTAAAAAATTAGAAGATCAATTCAACAGTCTTGTTGTAAAGAATCAAAACCTTGCGAATGAAATAGTTTCGCTTAAAAATGAAAATGCTCAAGTCAGAGCAAGTAATGAAGCATTAAAAGCTGAGATGACTGGTATAAAAAAATATCATTCTCAATTATTAGCTGTCAATGAAGATATGATTACAAATCTTAGAAAGATTGACAAAAACTTAGGAGACAAAGATGCCTGAAAAGAAAACAAGAAAAAGAATAACAAATAAAAATACTAAACGTATTGTTAACTTAGAAGACAGGTACTTCGTTGTTTACCTTGGTCCTGGTGTTTATGAAAGACACGGACTACGTCTTGAAAAAGGAATCGTTAATGAAATTAGCGAAGAAGATTTCAAGTGGGTAAAAGATCAATGGTTAGTACACCCTGTTTATCTAAATAGAGTAACAATATAATGGCAGCAAGTTCAACTAACGTACAATACCTCATTGGAGAATTATATGATGCAATGGGGACAGATAAAGCAGCAATAGTCACAGCTATGATTAACCGAGCAGGTAAATATGTTACTGCTTATACTGGTGCTACTTCTGGAGACTTATATGACACAGCAGTAGAATCATGGGCAGCAATTTACATTTTACAAAGAATGACATCTGGTTCTAATAGTACCAACTCAATTAATTTAGGTGCTATCACAATTGGTAAAAAAGATATTACTGATCAGATTGAATCTTTGAAAGCAGATGCAATGTCTCAAATGAAGATATTAGCAAATACACAAAACTTGTTCAGATTAACTCAACAACTTAACTTATAATGGGAGCACTAGGAGATAGCATCAAGACAACGGTAGACGGTATCATAGATAATGCTAACTTTCGTACAACAATCACTATCACTCCTAGAACCCCAGCTTTAGATTCTTATGGTGGATACGGAGCTATCACAGATAACGAAGGTTCATCTTCTCAAGCATATGGAGTACCATATAATCAAATTCAACCAGAACTTCAATTACCTTTCAAAGCAGGTGACTTGAAGATTGGTGAAGTTAATATAATTTTTAAATCATCAACGAATATAGTAACAACCGATAAGGTAACATTCAACTCAACTGATTGGGACGTTCGGGTCGTAGAACCCATCATCTTTAATGATGTTAACGTAGCAACCATTGTAACACTGAGTCCAAGAGTTGATAGTATAAACTCGTAGAGTAATGGCAGTAACAGAAAGCACAGCAAGAGTGGAAGTATTCCAAAACATTTTTTCCCTTATTAATTCTAATAAGTTAAGCAATACAACAGTGTTAGCAACTTTTCCTGAGAAAAGTCCTACCTTCCCTTGTTATGTTATCAATTCTGCAGAAGTAGCAAATTTATCCCAAGCACTAGATACAGATAGTCGAGAACTAAACTTCACACTTTTAATAGACTACTTTGGGGATTCTAGAGATGGTATGCAAAAGATAGACCAAATGAAAGATAATACTATTGGAACTTTACGAAATAGTACTAACGTGGCTACCTTAAAAGCAGCAAATATCTCAATTACTTCTATCACAGATAATGGTAACAGTCAAGATGAATTCAGAGATATGAAATTGAATTCAGGTAGTATCTTGGTATCAGGAGTGTTATTAGCATGACGATAAAGTTAATCGGTAACTTAGCAGGTAAAGGAGCATTCCTTAAAAATGTAAATAAAAGAAAAGGAAGATTTTTATTAAACTCAAATATCATGGCAACTAGAATGGCTGCTGAAATGAGAAAAATTTATGTTAACTCAGGTAGAGTAAATACTGGTGATTTAGTTAGATCAATTCGAGCTAGACGTTTAGCACCAGGTCTTAGTCGAATACAATTAGGTAATCGAAGAACTATGAGACGAGAAGGTAAGGGAGCACCATTTAATTATGCCCTCGCAGTTGAGAGAGGTATTAATCCTCGAAGAACATTCGTAGTAGGACCAAGTTCTGCTAAAGGTTATTTTAGAGGTCAAATTGGTAGAGGTGTAAAAAGAAGATTCTATCCTGCAGTGAATTCTTTCGAAAAAGCATACAGAAGAGTTAGAACTCGTATGATTGAAGGAGGAGCATTATTACGATGAAATATAAATACATAGGTAAAAGTAAATACTGGAATGAAGACAGATCAGCTCAAATAGTTCCAGGGCAAGTAGTAGAAGAAAAGTTACTTGCTGATAAGTATTATACAGAAGTGAAGGCTAGTAAGCCAAAAAAGAAAAAGGAGAAAATAGAAGAATAAAATGGCATTATGGAGAGCACCACACGCTGAAGTAAAAGTAGACTTAGCTTCAAACATCACATTAACAACATCAGCAGCTTTAGACACTTTCTTTGGTAGTAGTACAAGCATTTCAGGTAAACTGAAAAACGTAAGCGTAGTTGTCCCAGAAGGGGACGTAGAACTGGTAAATTTTTTGGGAGTTACAAGTAGTTTCCAAAATACAGAGTTAGACCAAAAACCAGTTGGTTTAGCAGAGCTATCTGGTACATTGATATTAGGGCATGACGAAGTATTAGAAGGACAAACATCACACACACATCTATTCTTTGGTGCAGGAGTATCAATTAACTCAGGAGCACATTACAGATATCAAGCTGGAAAAATAACTAGTGGAGATTTCATTAGACCAGACTGTGCATGGTTAATCAATATCACAGACGGAACAGATGAAGTTAACATGTTATTAGACAATGCTTTCATCACAAAATTCGGTGATGTTAAGATTGATGATGCAGATGGTCACTGGGAAGTTGATGTAACAGTCAAATGTAAACCAGCAGACTTCTACATGGAGTGGAAAGCTTAAGATGAATGATAGAGAGAAACAGGGAGCTTCAATAACAATTCAAGCTAGTGGGTTCCCTCTCTCTGCATTTAAAGAATGGGACGAAAGCTGTAAAAGAGATTTCGGAGATTGCCGTTGGTTAAAAATGATGAACGATCACAAGATGGCAACTAATTATCAAATGATAAACACATTATTACAAAGGATAGATGATTTGGAAGAACAAATTAATTTATTAACTAATAGTGATAATGATATAACAGACCCAGGTGTTAACACGCTGGGAGGTAGATTGAAATGAGTAGATTTGGAAAATATTTAGGATACATGTCCATCGAGATAGATGGAGACTTGTTTGAGATTAAGCCGACCCTCAGACAAAAACAACAATTAATGGCTATGCAACAGAAAGCTGGTAAGTCAGGTATGACTCAAGACCAGTGGAATGAATCACATAAAATATTCAAAGACATATTAAGAACTTGTGATCCAGAAGCGACAGATCCTGAGCTTGATGCATTCTTACTAAAGTATGACATGGAGTTTATGATGAAACTATACGTCGCATTTGGGTGGGCAAAGGAGAGTGACTTGGCAGTTTTAAAAGACGAGCTGACCAAGAAAGCAATAAACGAAAGCTAACTGGTGCTGCAAAAAAAGAATACTTAAGAGCTAAGTTTTCAGCTATGGCAGATAAAAAGTCCGTAGATGATTATTATACATCAGCAGCTTACTATATTGAAAAAGAATTGGGAGTCACAATAACTCCGGATTACCCAGCACTAAAGTTCAAAGTTCAGGTAGAAGAACTTGAAAAAGACTACAGAAAACAAAACGAAGAAATGAAAAAATCACAATCAGGGAGTAAAAGATTTAGAAGATAATGGCAGTACCAGGGGATACAATAGGTGTAGTATTTAAGGCATTTACTAAAATGTTTGATAAAGCAGTAAAAGCGTCAGGTGCAAGAATGGCAGCTTTTCAAAAAAGAATTAAAGCTACAGGTATTAATTTACAAAAACTTGAAGCATTTGCATTAGGTGCAGGACTTGCTTTACTATTCACAGGTATGGCAATTAAGAATGCTGCACAACAAGCTCTTAATGCTACATTCAAAACTTTTAGTGAAGTAACAGAAGGTACAATGCTTTATAATGAAAGCATTGGTAGATTATCTGCTGCATTTGAATTCCTTAAATTTAGTATAGCAGATGCTTTCCTGACAAGTTCTTTAGGTCAAGGTTTATTAGAAATAGTAATAAATATATTCGATTTTATATCTGGACTAAATCCAAATTTAAGATTATTCATAGCATTATCATTAGTAGCTTTAGTAATACTTGGCGGAATAGCAATGTTCTTTGGTCAAGCACTATTAGCATCATTAGGTATAATTGCAGTTTTAAAACTTATAGGCGGTGCAGTGCTGATGAAGATGTTAATAATGTTTGGAGGAGTACTTGTAGTAATATTTTTAATAGTAGGAGCAATTATAGGATTTGATACAATTTTACAACATATTCCTGTAGAATTTAAATTAGGATTTCTTAAGGCACTCAGAACTATATTTAACGTTATTGAAGCATTATTAATATCACCTTTACTAATGATAGTAGGTATAATAAATGCAATAAGACAAGCTGCAGGTATGAGTACCGTAGACATAAAAGCAAAATTAGATAAAAGTTTTTTGGATCCTAAGATAGCAGAGTTAGAAGAAGAAGTTGCAATAAAAAGAGCTGCTGAAGCAGAAAAAGAATCTGGAACTGGATCAGAAGCAGGAACAACATTTAACATAGAAAACATAAATGCAAACAACCCAGAAGAATTTGTAACAGCATTAAAAGAAGCATCATTATTTAACAAAGGAGCAGGTATAGCATAATGTCAGAGAGTATAGTATTACAAGATACAGGTAAAAGAACAATCAATGGTACTCAAGAGTTTGATAGAGTTAACGGAGGTTCTGCATTTAACATGATGGTACAATCAATTAACTTTGGTCAAGGTTTA